GGCTATGTCTATGACAACGGCAAGGCTATGTATACTCAGTTCTACACTGAGCTACTTAATGCTAAAGGTGTGACCCCAGTAACTGACACTGATACTATGGAACAAGAGTATGATGACTTGAGTGAGGACAAGAAAGATCTTTACGATAAGATCACTGACATGCTCGGTGAGAAGTGGACTCATGAGGAGACTGTTGAGTTCATGGATGAGTTAGAGGACATTGGCATTTATACTGCTAGTGAGTTCGAGGATGCTTATGAGTGGACACATGATAGCTACTCATCGTATGCTGAGAAAGAGTTCGCTGAGTATTGGTGCATTGATGTACTTGATGCACAGATCCCAGAGTGTGTCCTTAGTGCAGTTGACTGGCAAGATGTGTGGGATCATAACCTGCGTTATGACTTCGCATCCATTGAGACTGTTAACGGTACGTTCTTCTTTCTTAACAACTAGACCATGTTCGATTCATTTAAAACACAAGCAATTGCTGAAGCTCTAGAGGTTTACATACAAAGACTGAGGGAGTGTAACGCTAACCAAGCTGCTATTGATTTGTACACAGAAATACTAGAAGAGTTTGATCCTGACAATGACTACACCTAACTGGCAACACCACTCACGTAAACAACAAAAGCGCACACTTAAACCCCAAGCCCTGCGTCAAGCCAAAGCACGGCGCAAAGCACTCAAACTAAAACTGATCAATGAAACATAACACACAGCACACACTAGCTCATTGTATTAGTGAGGGCTTGCTGCGTACTCTCTACTCAGTAGATGATGTGTCGTATCAGAAACTTACTGAGATCATTGACAAAGCCAGTGATAACATATGGCTTGAGATTGACTCATTCTTCACCTTCGACGATAACTGACAATGACCGTTTTCACACTCACAAACTACTGCGGTTGCGGCTCTACCACTATCCTTGGTGTCTTTGATACTATGGAAGCTGTACTTGAACGTCTTCGTGTCTTGGCTGCAATGACTGATCCTGGTGATGAGTATCGCATTGAATGCTTTGAGGTAAAGACCTTTGAGGATGAGGAAGAGAACACTTCACGTATCCTTCTCTCTCGTGCAGAGTGGAAGGCCAAACAAGCTAAGATGGAGGAAGAGTGATGCATGACACTGCCATCAAAGTTGATGTCTACCCTGATGAGTTCAAGCCTATCATGAAGGCACTTAAGTACTCGCTACTGTGTGATGATTCACGTAAGGTATTAACTGGTGATGAGTGGTCTTCTCTTAATGAGTGGCTTGACTACTTCTCTGATGTTGCACTTAATGAGGGTGTATGAAGTTAAACGTTCAACGATTACTTGAGACATGTATTGATGATGGCATTCGTGATGCTATCAACTCATGTCGTGAGGAAAATGACCTAGCAGCCAAGCTAAGTGAATCCATTTGGATACAGATCGATTACTACTTCACCTTTGAGGAGGCCTAATGGCTAAAGCATTGACTGAAGAGCAGCGTAAGCTACGTCTTGAGATGATTGATATCGTAGCTCAAGGCATCAAGACACAAGCTCATGCTGGTTATTATGATGCTACTCAAGTAGAGTACCTGACAACACAGGTTAAGCGTGTTGCTAAGTTCCTTTGCGTTGCTAACTAATGTACACCACCTACAAAGGCCTTCGTGAATATGAGATCACTCTTGGTTCAGGTGTTTGGTATCTCCTAGCACCCGACTCTGAAGCTGCCGCATGGACAGCGTTGGAGTTGTCCAAGGAACGCAACGATGAGTTGCTTAATGTTAAACAAACTGATGAATGGTAATGGGTAAGAAGAAAGAGTATCCCAACAACTGGCAAGAATACAAAGATGCTGATGATGACATGTTCCATGCTCATACCTTTGAGGAGATCATGTCATGGAAGGTTGCAGGTTGGGAACTCCCATCTTCTGTATGCTGCATCATCCGCACTTCTGACCTCAACACTAAGAAGGTCAAAGAGTATGTCTACCAGAAGCGTAGTGCTGCACAAGCTAAGGTAGATGCATTGATCAACACACCTGACATTGAGTTCACTGTTGTTGATCACGAGTCCATTCATTTCCTCACACCTACTGACTTTCAATGAGTAACACCACCTTTTCTCGTCGCCTTCAACAACTGATCAAGCAAGTAGAGAATCATCCTAACCGTGATGAGATCATCAAGCTTGCACAAGAACAACTTATTGACGATACGTTCACAATCACCAGCGTTAACTGATTGGCTACACCAGCACAGATCGATGAACAAGTAGCGTTAGAACGGGAACAGATTAGGCAAGGACTCCAGCGCCTTAGAGACAACACTCGTAAGCTACAGGATCAAAGCTATGCAAGTGCTACAGTGTACGGTGCAGCATCCATTGATGCGTTGTTACCTGCTCTTGTAAAGCACATTGAAGATACCACTGAATACCGCCTTAAGCGAGGTTCTGGCCACCAGTTTGACATCATCAAGAACTATGTCACTCAACTAGAGCCGTTAGCTGCTGCTGCTATTGCACTAAAGCTTACCTTTGATCATGTGTTCTCCACCAAGAAGGGTAATGATCAGCTGCAATCCGTATGTGATGGCATTGGTCATGCTATTGAGTCTGAGTGTCAGATGCGGCACTATGAGAAGTCAGCACCTGGACTGTTAGCTGTACTCAAGAAGAACTACTTCCATAGGTCTATTGGTACACACCAAAAACTGGTAGTTATCCGTACACTTATGCACAGGTATGATGTACCTGAGTGGGATGCTTGGGGTAGAGCTAATCGCATTAAGCTAGGTGCATGGTTACTTGACTGCATCATGCAAACTAGTGGGTGGTTCGTAAAGGAGCTACGCAGGCTTGGAAAGGTCACGGTCACCTTCGTGGTGCCAACACCTGAGTTCCTCCTTATCAAGGACAAGGTAATGGCCGATGCAGAGCTGTTCGCTCCTCTTGCTTGGCCAATGCTCATTGAACCTAATGATTGGACTAGTGATCGCCCTGGTGGTTACCTTCTCAATGAGGTAATGCGCGGCTATCCTTTGATCCGCAGGGGAGATCCCACCCGTCTACAGGAGGGTACCCCAATTGAGTTCTTGAATAGGATTCAGAAGGTAGCTTACCAGATAAATCCCTTTATTTATGGGGTTGCTGAGGAGTTAGTCAAACTAGAACGCTCCGTTGGTAAGTTCCTCCCAATCGTTAATCATCCTCTTCCTGCTAAACCTGCTGATATTGAAACTAATTACGATAGTCGTAAGGATTATCGGAGAAGAGCAGCAGAGGTGAAGAACATACAAGCACAAGAGCCTAAGAAGTCATGCAGAACACGTATGACAATGGAGGCAGCTAAACGCTTTAAGGATAGGGAGAGGTTCTTCTGTCCATGGTCATTTGACTATAGAGGAAGAGCTTACCCTATCCCTGCTTTCTTAACACCACAAGACACTGACTTCGGTAAGTCATTACTTAGGTTTGCTGATGGTGCTTATATGGTACCAGAAGCTGAGTCGTGGTTAGCATTTCATGTAGCAACCTGTTATGGGTTAGATAAAGCTACAATGGATGAGCGGTTAGAGTGGGTGTCTGATAACATCACACTCATCAGCCGAATCGCTACCGATCCGATTGGGTCTTTACCTGAATGGGAAGTAGCAGAAGAGCCATGGCAATTCTTAGCTAGTTGTGATGAGTATTATCATTGCGTGATCGCAGCTGATAGACAATTCACATCCTTGCCTGTTGCTGTAGACGCAACCTGTAGTGGCCTCCAGATCTTGGCTGGACTCGCACGAGATAAGTCAACAGCTAAACTAGTTAATGTCTTACCTGGTGATAAACCACAAGATGCTTACAAGGTAGTAGCTGAGATAGCTATGCCCTCAGTACCTGAACGCTTACGTCCATTCCTTGATAGGAAGAAGACCAAGCGATGTGTGATGACCATTCCTTACAATGCTAAGCCTTACTCCAACAGGGGTTACATCAAAGAGGCTTTCTTGGAGGATGGGATAGAACTTGATAAGGAAGAGCTTACTCAAGTTGTTAAAGCTATCAGATCAGCCATGGATGTGGTCGTACCTGGTCCAATGGCTGTCATGAAATGGATTGAGACCGAGGTAGCAGCCGCTGTAAAGCGTGGTGCTCAACACCTAGAGTGGGTAACACCATCTGGGTTTGTTGTACACCAGAAGCTCAATAAGAAGCAGTTCCAGTCTATGGAGCTTCAGTTATTGGGTCGTTGCAAGATGAAGGTTGCAGTTGGTGACACCGATGAGGTTGACATCAACCACCACAAGAATGCAACAGCTCCTAATTTAATACATTCACTCGATGCTAGTCTCCTACATTTGAGTGCCTTACGCTTTGATGCACCCATTGCTCTCATTCATGATTCTGTGCTTTGCCGTGCAACGGATATGTCCTCCCTGTCTACTATTGTCAGAGAGACATACATGCACCTCTTCGCAGAGCATGATTACTTACGAGACTTCGCCAAGTACATTGGTGCAGAGTCTGAACCACCGATCATTGGTGATCTAGAACCAGAGACCGTGATCGAATCCACCTACTTCTTTTGTTAATGTCACAACCCATTCACGTTACTCAACAGCCTGTTGTCCTTGAAGGTTATCAAGCTGTACTGAAACCATCTAAGTTTGGCTATTCACTGTCTGCACTCCTGGACTCCCAGCTCATCGAAGCATTGGAGGAGGATCGTAAGGAGACACTTAAGTGGGCAGAATCTAAACTGAAGAATCCTAAGCGTAGTGTCCTCAAGCCTGAACCGTGGGAAGAGGTTACTGACGGTAAGTACAAGACTAAGTTCTCCTGGAATGAAGAGAACCGTCCACCTGTTGTAGACAGTGAGGGTACGCCAATCACTAACCGTGATCTGCCTGTCTATAGTGGCAGCAAGGTCAAGCTTGCTTTCCGTCAGAAGCCCTACATCCTCAAGGATGGTGTCACCTATGGCACTAGTCTTAAGCTTGTTGGTGTCCAGGTGGTAGAGCTTAACAACGCTGCTGGTGTTGACCGTAGCGACCTTGGTGAAACTGAGGTAGCTGCACTGTTCGGTCAAACCACAGGGTTCAAGGCTAGTGCAGTACCTGCTACTGTCACTGATGAGGCTAGCGATGATGTCGTCGAGGATGACGATTTCTGATGGCCTTTCGCTCAGGACTTGAAGAGAAGGTCGCTGATCTTCTCACCAACCTGGGTGTTAAATACGAATACGAATCAACCAAGGTACCTTACGTACTGCAATGCAATTATACGCCCGACTTCCTCCTCCCATCAGGTATCTACCTAGAGACCAAGGGACAACTTACCGATGAGGATCGGCGTAAGATGAAAGCAGTTAAGGCAGCACATCCTGACCTTGACATTCGTTTTGTGTTTCAGACACCCTATAACAAGATCTATAAAGGATCTAAGACTACCTATGCCAAGTGGGCTGATAAGCACGGCTTCCCTTGGTGTGCATTTCACTCGATACCTATTTCATGGCTGACCTAAAGGAAATCAAGGCTATTGTCTCAACCCTCATCGAGGCTCTTGATAAGACTAGCTCTCCTAATGATATCATCGAAGCATTCGAGGATGAACTTGATGCTTATGATGCACTGATCCAAACTTACCACCAAGTATGACGCGACCCACTATGTACGGCACACCCGCATATTATGCCGATCTCTTTGGAGATATCCTTGCAGATGTAGACAACGCACAACCTGCATATGCTGATGCAATAGTCGAGGGGTTCATTACAGCAGTAGACGATTGGTTTAATTATCACGATGAGCAAGCACGAACTTATGCAGAACTCCGAAAGCGAGTTCGTCAGGCACTTACCGTGTGATGTATGTGGGTCATCTGATGCAGCTAGTCTGTACACAGATGGCCACACTTTTTGTTTTTCATGTAACGCCTACACCAAAGGTGATGGCGATGTTCACACTCATAAAATGTCCACCAATGTCCAACTCCGAGGTTCAGCCGAGCGGCTGCAAAAACGGAACATCTCTGAAAAGGTTTGCCAACAATACCGTATCTACAAAGACGGAGACGTTCTACGGTTCTATTATTTCGACGATGCTGGAGTCGTTAAAGGCTGTAAGGTAAAGACAAAGAGCAAACTATTCAGTTATGAAGGAGAAACACCTGGTACCCTCTTTGGACAACATTTGTTTCCCGCCACTGGAAAACGAGTCGTTATCACTGAAGGGGAACTTGACGCAGCTTCGTGTAGTGAGGCTATGCCGGGGTGGCCGATGGTATCTCTACCTAGCGGTGCCGCTGCGGCCAGGAAATCGATTCAACGGGCTCTCCAATGGCTCCAGGGTTATGAAGAGATTGTCCTGTTCTTCGATAATGACGAGGCAGGCCGTAAGGCAGCGGAGGAAGCAGCAGGGGTCCTACCACCTGGCAAGACAAAGATCGCAAGACTTGAGGAATACAAGGATGCGTCAGACGCTCTCCAGGTCAATGACACTGAAGCAATTCGTCGAGCGATTTGGGACGCGAAACCTTACCGTCCGGATGGGATCGTAGATGGTAAGTCGCTCCTTGAGCTAGTAACTACACCCAACCCACCATCAGATCATGACTACCCATTTGAAGGCTTACAACAAAAGCTTCACGGGATCAGGTATGGAGAACTTGTCACGATCACTGCTGGATCTGGCATCGGGAAATCTTCCTTCTGCCGTGAACTTGCAACTCACCTTCTTAATGGAGGAGAACGGGTTGGTTACTTGGCACTTGAAGAATCCAACCGTCGTACAGCTCTCGGACTAATGTCCGCTGCTGTTGGTAAATCACTACACATTGGTAATCATGACAGAACTGCCCTCACCGAGGCTTATACTCACAGTCTTGCTAAGTGGAACCTGTTTCTTTTTGATGGCTTCGGCTCTTTCGACCCAGACGTTATCTATAACCGAATTGAATACCTTGCTTGCGGGTTAGATACTAAGGTCATCTTCCTTGATCACCTGTCCATCCTTATGTCTGGACTAGAGGGTGACGAGAGGCGGATGATTGATGTCACTATGACCAAGTTACGTTCTCTAGTAGAGCGTACTGGTATCGCTATGTTCCTTGTCTCCCACCTACGACGCACATCAAATGACACAAACCACGAAGAAGGCGCACGAGTTACCCTTGGACAACTTAGAGGCTCGGCAGCTATTGCTCAACTGTCAGATGGAGTTATTGCGCTTGAACGGAACCAGCAAGCGGATCGAGGAGGCTCTTCTACGACTGTGCGAGTCCTCAAAAACCGTTATAGTGGGGAAGTGGGAGTAGCCTGTCAGCTTACCTACGACCTAGATACTTGTAAATTTACAGAGACTGAAGCTAATGACTTCGATCCAACAACGGACTTTTGAATACAGCCGAGTCCTCCAGTTCTCTACTGGTGAGGTTAGCTATCGACGCATGGCACCTGACGGTTACCCTCTCTACATTGATCCCAACAACGACCCATACTCCTATTTGAGGCGTCCCAACCCACCTACCTCTGAGGCAATCAAGCGAGCACAGTTCGTTGACAAGACCTATAAGTGGACAGGTAAGTGACACAACAACACCCCATTACCCCACCATCGGAACTGATGCAGCAGTGGGTCAAACGGTATGAAGATGGAGCGAACCTCCAATCATTGTTCTACAGCATCTTCCAAGCAGGCGCAGATCAGGAGTTGGAGGCGTGCTGTGAGTGGCTGGAGCAGCAGACGCTGTGTGGCCATCAAGACTTGCTTCCCTCTTTCCGCGCCGACCGCCGCCCCAAGCCGCCGAGCTTGAAGAAGCAGGCGCTGGAAGACCTTGATAGTTTGATCGCTGATCTCGCTAATCACGGCATGGGGTTCAAAGCAACGAACATCCGCCGCGCACTGGAGGCACTGCCAGATTGAACCTAATCTTTGACTTAGAGACAGACGGCTTGTACGATGATGCTACCAAGATCCACTGTATCGGCATCTATGATCTTGACACTGAGCAGACTCTTGTCTTCAACGATGAAGGAAGTGAGCAACCTATCTCGAAAGGTATCCAACTACTTGAGGATGCCACTACACTTATTGGTCATAACATTGTCGGTTATGATTTGCCTGTTATCCGTAAACTCTATCCTTGGTTTACCCCCAACGCTAGGGTTGTTGATACTTTGGTTCTTAGCCGCATTTATCACGCTGACATGTTGAAGACTGATCAGAAGCGTAAGTGGAATAATATGCCACCTAAGCTGCTAGGTCGTCACTCTCTAGAATCCTATGGCTATCGCCTTGGCGTCTATAAGGGTGAGTTCGGTAAGGACACCGACTGGAAGCACTGGTCACAAGAGATGCAGGACTACTGCATACAAGACGTAAAAGTAACACAGAAGTTATGGCAACATTTCCGCCCATACCTGACTTCATCCAATTAGAACATGATGTCGCAACAATCCTCACCACCCAAGAGATACATGGGTGGTGCTTTGATGAGAGAGCTGCATGGGAACTTGAATCGAGTCTCCGACGAGAACTGGAAGGAATTACTCAATTACTACGCAACAGGTACCCTCTCATTAAAGACAGAGAGTTCACTCCTAAGAGAGTTAACAGAACAACAGGATACGTCGCAGGTGCTCCTCTCACTAAACTAAAAGAGTTCAACCCTGGTAGTCGTGATCACATTGCATGGGTCATGAAGAACCATCACGGTTGGGTGCCAGATAAAGAGACAGCAAGTGGCAAGACTGCCATTGATGAAACTGTTCTCAAAGATATCGGTACAGAGGAGGCACTACAGTTCTTCCGTTGCCTGGAGCTTACTAAGCAACTAGGTATGTTATCTGAGGGTAGCAATGCCTGGCTTAAGTTAGTCAAGGGTAACCGTATCCACCACCACTGCTCAGTGGCTACGAACACACACAGATGTGCTCACCGTAATCCGAACCTTGCTCAGGTACCTAGCGATCTTAACTTTAGAAAGTTATTTACTGCTAGCCCTGGTCATGTCATGGTTGGTGCTGACCTCGCAGGCATTGAATTACGGATGCTTGCACACTACTTGGCTCGATATGATGGAGGCCGCTACGGAGACATTCTTCTCAACGGCGACATTCATCAGGAGAACGCGGACAAGATAGGTATATCGAGACGGCTAGTCAAGACTGTAACTTATGCATTTTTGTATGGAGCGGGCGACCAGAAAATAGGACTTAGTTATGACCAAAGCCTTTCCCCGAACAAGGCAAAAGAAAAAGGGGCAGAGATACGAGCTGCTTATGTTGCTGCCATTGACGGCCTGGATAGTCTTCTTACCGCTGTTCGTCAAGCAGGTGAGCGAGGCTTTATCAGGTCCATAGATACACGTAAGATCGCAGTAGATAGCCCTCACAAGGCACTTAACTATTTGCTCCAGTCAGGAGCCGGTGTTGTAGCTAAGCGTTGGATGGTCATCGCTAATCAAAACTTCCCTACTATCGACAATGACTACCTTAGTCACACTCATCAGCTAGCATTTATCCACGACGAATTGCAGTGGGAATGCTTACCAGCATATGCAGAGGATCTCAAGGAACACCTAGAGATGTGTGCTGCATTAGCTGGTGAATACTACAATCTCCGTATCCCTATCGCTGCCGAGGGTAAGATCGGATCCACCTGGGCAGATGTTCACTAATTATGGCTGTTAAATCAAAGACTGCACTGGGACGTGTTGAGTTCAAGTCCCGTGCTAAATATAAACGCACTCGTCAAGGTAATGGTACTCGCTCTCTTCCTTCCCATGGCCGTAAGCTTCGTCGAGGACAAGGTAAGTGAGCTTACTCATTGATGCTGACTTTATCGTCTATAAATGTTGTGCCGGAGCAGAAACAGAGATTGACTTTGGAGAAGACCTCATCGTCGTTACTTCCAACTTCAAAGAAGCATACGAGTATGTCGAGCGAGAGTTATACAACATCGCAAATGACCTTGGATGCTTCGATGACTCTATTCTGTTCTTTTCTGATTCTATTAACTTTCGTAAATCTATTGATCCAGCGTATAAAGGACATAGAAATCGAAAGAAACCGTGTGGCTACAAAAGGGTCATCAACAAACTCAAGGAGGAGTACAACGTTGTTGTGATGCCCACACTAGAGGCTGATGATGCTCTTGGTATCTACGCCACCAAAGAGCCCGGACACATCATTTGCAGCCCCGACAAGGACATGAGACAGATCCCTGGGGACCTCTATGACCTCACTGATGGAGTGGTTACTGTGACGCCTGAGGAAGGCCGTAGGTGGCACCTCATCCAAACTATGTCAGGTGACCAAACTGATGGCTATGCTGGTGTACCTGGTATTGGTATCAAACGTGCTGTTGCTCTCTTTGAAAAAGAAGGTTACACCTGGGACACAGTGGTGAAAGCATTCGCTGAGAAGGATCTTAGTGAGGACGTTGCACTGATGAATGCCAGACTTGCTAAGATTCTACAATGTGATGACTATGATTTCACCAATCAAGAACCAAGACTTTGGTCTCCCAGCCCCAGTGTTGGAGTTGACAATGGAGCAGCAGTTCAAACTTAAACAGATTGAGAATGCACTACGTGATCCTGACACTAAGCTAGAAGATGTAATTACTATCTTCATGGCTCTACAACGCCAGAACTTTACTCTCTGCAACACAGTATCTAACCTAGTTAAGAAATGGCCCACTCAAATTCCACAGGCCCAACCTACTACAGACGAGGGTCAATTCAAGTTTGGGATTTCATCCGAGATCAAGGACTGAACTTCCATCTTGGCAATGCCATCAAATATATCTGCCGTGCTGGCTATAAAGACAGCAAAGTAGAAGATCTTCAAAAAGCAATCCACTATCTTCAAAATGAGCTTGAAAGCATCACCCCAACAGCAAGCGAAGGAGTTCCGAGCTGGTTTCCGAGTAACGAACAGTACGAGTCCAGCTTCACGGACTATGCAGCGGACTTTGATCGTTGAAGAGTTCAAAGAGTTCCTAGATGCTGATAATCAACTCATCAAAGGGTACGTAGTTAATGCTACCGATACCCTTAAAGAGTTGGCTGATCTTGTCTATGTCTGCTATCAATACGCAGAGAACCTAGGATGGGATCTTGATGAAGCACTATACCGTGTCCACCAAAGCAACATGAGTAAGCTTGGAGAAGACGGTAAACCTATCTACCGAGAGGATGGTAAAGTCCTCAAGGGTCCTAACTATCAACCACCAAACCTTAGTGATCTTGTCTAATATGTCCACTGATCTTATTGCCCGTACTGGGCGTGTTCAATCCTGGATCGATGATCCCACCTCGCGACTCCCTGTGTCGTGTACAGTATTTGTCGTCGAGGACACTATGGAGGGTCCTAATGGAATCGAGGCATCTTGGCGATTTGTATCGCACGCTCTTCGTTATGGAGCGGGCGTTGCAGTACACCTCTCCAAGATTCGTAGCAAAGGATCTGAGAATGGCAAGGGTCTTGTGGCATCTGGCCCTGTGTCCTTCGCCAAGATCTACTCAACCTTGAATGAGATCCTCCGACGTGGAGGTGTATACAAAAATGGAGCTGTGGTACTACATCTTGATCTCAGTCATCCTGATGTGCTTGAGTTTATTACTGCTAGCCGTAGTGAGCTACCTTGGGTTAAGCGTTGCGTCAACATTAACAACCATTGGTGGGAAGAGACAACTCAAGAAGTAAAGGATGCTCTACTTGATGGTATCAAGAAGGGCGACATCTGGCTCAACAAAACAAAGGTAGACAAAAATGGAAATCGAATCCGGGGTAACGTTTGCCTGGAAGTATACCTCCCAAGCCGGGGCACCTGTCTACTTCAACATGTCAACCTTGGCGGATGTGAACTCAATGACATTCAAGGTGCATTTGTCCACGGAATGTCCGAACTGTGCAACCTACACGGCAAAACAAATGTTGGAGAAAGCGGAGAGTACCTCCCTTCAGAGACTGATCGCCAAGTCGGTCTCGGATTGCTGGGACTTGCCAACCTTCTCCGACGCTACAACGTAACCTATGAAGCCTTTGGAGAGGCTCTAAAGAACATCAATGATGGGCAGATGGCACAGACACCTGCTCATATTCTTGCAGCTGAGATCAACGCTGGTGTAATTGCAGCAGCGCATACAGCTCGCATGAATAAGATGGACCGTGCCTTTGCTATCGCTCCTACAGCGTCCTGTAGCTACCGCTATAAGGACTTGGATGGGTACACTACCTGTCCCGAGATTGCACCTCCTATTGCCCGCCAAGTAGACCGTGATAGCGGTACCTTCGGCGTCCAGAGCTTTGATTACGGTCCTGTTGAGATCGCATCAGAAGTTGGCTGGGAGAACTATAAGCGAGTTGCGGACGAGATTGTTCGTATGCTCGATAAGACGGGTCTTCTTCATGGGTACTCATTTAACAGTTGGTCGGATGTGATCACTTATGATGAGACATTCATTGAGGAGTGGCTGGATAGCCCCCAAACATCTCTTTACTACTCACTCCAAGTGATGGGAGACGTTCAGGATAAATCCAGCGCATATGCAGCACTGGATGAAGCTGAAGTCGATGATTACCTGGAGTCTATTCTTAATGACCCAGCTCCTGATTGTAATTGCGGCGAATGAACCCTTATCAAAAACTACAAAATCGTAAACGTACCTGGACACCAGTCCAAACCACAGCAGGTGAACTTTGTGCAGGCTCTGAAGAAACCATCTACCGTGCCCTCGCTATGCGACACATGGAACTCCCCGTTGGTAGCTTCATTCAAGATGCCCTTAGTGAAATTCCAGCTCTATCGGCAGACCTGCTTAAATCTAATGTCAAAGACGAGGAAAACCACGACTTGGCTCTCGGTTACATCGCCAATGCTTTGGGTGTTGACGAAACTGCTGAAGCCGAAGCAAAGCGCCTTAGGGATGCTTGGGAAGCGCATCCTGATCACACGGTCCTCAAGGCACTTGTTGCCGAGCGTGCAATTTTCTTCGTACTACTCCCCTTCTTCCGCTTTAATGGTGACGCTGGTCTCAGAACCGTAAGCGCCGACATCAGCCGTGACGAACAGGTTCACGTGGCTGCTAATAGCCTTGTTTGTAAGGAGCTTGGGTTGGAGATCAGCCCTTCTCTTGACAAGCTGCGTAAGGCTACCATTAACTGGGTTATGACACCTCTCAAGGCATCTACTAACAAATATCTGGACAAAAAATTTTGGCTGGATGCCAGTGATCGCTTGATGTATGAGGGCAAAGCCCCCGAGCTTTCTGATACAAAGCGAGCACGTATGCCTGCCTTCTTTGAACATGCAAACCCCAACCTACCTCAGTATGCTTGAGACCCACGGTCTCCAGTTTACTTCTCTCCTCCAACAACTAGAAGAGAACTTCCCACCACTTAATCCCCACCCGGATGATCCACACTCATTAATCATGTACCGCTCCGGCCAACGTTCTGTGGTCGAGTGGATTCAACACCAACTCAACGAAGAGAACAATGGCTAAGAAAAACAATCCAGCTCCAGCAAAGGTACAGACCAATGCTGGTGTCAATCCAATGGGTAGCCCAAAGGCATCAACACTAAGTCAAGGTCTAAAGATTGCTGGCACTGGCGGTATCACTAAGCAAGAACTTAAGACTATCACTGAGGCAAGTGGTAAGTCAGGCGGTCAAGTTATCCAACGACTGGATAAGCTCAACCAGAATCTTAAAGCAAAAGATCAGACAGGTATTAACCTCAACTCTGGTGCTGCTAATATGCTCATCAAGGAGTCCGGCCCAGCTTATGGTGGTTTCTACGGGCTAACCCAAAAGCCTACCTTTGGTACTGGTAGGATTGGTCAAGCATTAGAAGGTATGCGTGGTACTCGCGCAAGTGGCGGTTACCAAAACCCTCAAAGTGGTTATGGTTCAGTGACTCCTGGCACGGATCGTAGGTTCATGATGGGTGGTACAGCTATCCGACCTGGTGGACGTGAAACAGTTCGCGGATTTGGTAAGCAATACGAAGGCATGATGCCAGTATCCAATACTACTACTGGAACTACAACTCCTACTACAACTCCTACTACAACTCCTACTACAATTCCTACAGATGTATCTCCTGTAGACACTGGACTTTCAGAAGAAAGTACACCTGACGTCAATATCAATATGGATTCGCTGGGCTCCAGTTTGGCCAACTGGGCTTCTGGATTTAAGGCTGCACGTAGCAGCCGCCAACGTGCTGGCCGTAAGGCTCAAGGTCTTGGACAGCAACGTGTATCTCCAACTGGTTCATTCCGAGGTAGTGTAGGTTAATTCAAATGTCAGCTAAAACAAGATACGATTATCTAAGTAAGTATCGTTCCACGTTTCTAGACACAGCTGTACAGTGCTCTCAGTTGACTCTGCCTACTCTTATCCAACAAGATGATGATGTAGGACGTTCAACTAATCTTAGGTTGACTACACCGTGGCAAAGTGTTGGCGCTAAGGGGGTTGTGACTCTAGCTTCTAAGTTGATGCTAGCTCTCCTTCCTCCTCAGACCAGCTTCTTTAAGCTGCAGATCGATGATTCAAAGATCGGTGTAGATCTTCCAGCAGAAGCACGATCAGACCTTGATATCTCTTTCGCTAAGATGGAGAGGTCTGTCATGGAAATCATAGCAGCATCTAGTGATCGCGTTACCGTACACCAAGCTCTTAAGCATCTGGTGGTTGGCGGTAATGCTCTCATCTACATGGGTCCTAAGGGGCTGAAGCTATATCCATTGAACCGCTATGTTGTAGATAGAGATGGTAACGGTGAAATCCTAGAGATCGTTACTCGTGAAAGAATTAGTCGTAAACTTCTGGCACCTATCCTTACTGCCAGCCTCCCTGTTAACTCACCTGGTGAGGACGGAGCTGATAACGATGAGGATGTAGATGTTTACACGCATGTAAGACGAGACAACAACCGTCTTGTCTGGCACCAGGAAGTCTTCGATAAGATCATTCCTGGCTCTCAGGGTAAAGCACCATTGGATGCTAACCCTTGGTTAGTCCTTAGGTTCAACGTTGTAGATGGTGAATCTTTTGGACGTGGTAGAGTGGAGGAGTTCCTTGGAGATCTCCGTTCACTTGAAGCTCTTATGCAAGCTCTCGTAGAGGGCTCTGCAGTGGCCGCTAAGGTGGTCTTTACCGTATCCCCATCTAGTACTACTAAGCCGCAGACACTCTCTGCTGCGGGGAACGGAGCCATCATTCAGGGGCGTCCCGATGACATCTCTGTTGTACAGGTTGGCAAGACAGCCGACTTCAAGACTGCTATGGAGATGGCTAGTGTACTAGAGCGTAGGTTGAGTGAAGCATTCCTCATCCTTAATGTACGCAACAGCGAACGCACTACTGCTGAAGAAGTACGCATGACTCAGATGGAGCTAGAGCAACAACTTGGCGGCCTATTCTCGCTGCTGACTGTTGAGTTCCTAGTACCTTATCTGAACCGTAAGCTTTCTGTACTACAGAAGACACAAGAAATCCCACGTATCCCTAAGGATCTTGTGCGTCCTACTATTGTTGCTGGTATCAACGCACTCGGTAGAGGACAGGATAGGGAGTCACTAACTCAGTTCTTCACTGTCATTGCTCAGACACTAGGACCTGAAACACTTGGCACTTACCTTAATGTAGATGAAGCAGTTAAGCGTCTTGCTGCTGCTCAAGGTATTGATGTACTGAACCTTGTTAAGTCCATGAGTCAAGTACAACAAGAACAAGCTCAGGCACAAGAGCAAGCTATGCAAATGGAGCAACTTAAGCAAGCACCTAACATGGCTAAAGCTCCACTGATGGATCCTTCAAAGAATCCTGAACTATTAAATGGTTTAAATGGACAAACAGACACCAACGAGATCCCAGAGATCGAACAAGAAGCAAACATCCCCGGAGGAAGTCCCTTCGGTTGACACAGTTGATGATCAAACCAATCAAGAAAACGCTCCTTACATGAAGCGTACCAAGATTGGTGAACCCACCATCGGTCGTTCCCCCGATTTTGTCAAGACAGTAGGTCTTGGAAATCTAACCGTTATCACAGCAAATGGCAAACGAAATTACACTTAATCCATCCGAGATTGCAGAGGGTGAATTCTCTGCTGAAGAACTTGATTCCCTGGAAGTTGGTGAACGTCTAGCAGAACAAGAGCAACAGCTGTTGGCTGGTAAGTACAAGTCAGCAGAGGATCTAGAACGTGGCTACCTGGAGCTACAGAAACGCCTTAGTGGTAAGGAGGAGACTGAGGTAGAGGCACAACAAGAACCTCAGGAAGAGGCACCCAATGAAGAGGAAGGTAGTCTTTATGAAACGATCATGGAGTCATACCGTACTGGTGAATGGGATCCTGAAGTTGTGAATGCAGTTGAGAATATGAATCCTGTTGATGTTGCTAATATGTTCCTAGAGAACCAGCAAACTCAACAGCAGTCTGCTTTTCAAGCTACAGAAGCTGACATCGAACAGATCCAACAAGCAGTTGGTGGTTCTGATGAATACCAGAACATGATTCAATGGGCAGGTCAGAACCTGTCTGAACAAGAGGTAGCTATGTACGATGCAGTGATGGATCGTGGTGATCCTCTTGCTATGTTCTTTGCTGCTCAGGCTCTCAACGCACGCTACCAGGATGCTGTTGGATATGATGGGGAGATGCTGACTGGTAGTGCTCCACGTAATGCCAACGATGCCTTCCGTTCCCAAGCTGAGTTGGTTGCAGCGATGAGTGATCCTCGCTACGATAAGGATCCAGCCTATCGTGCTGATGTAGCAGACAAGCTTGAACGATCCAACATTCAATTTTAATGAACGACACTAACATCTTCGCTAAAGAACCCACCATGTACACTGACGAATCCTACACTGTGCCTCATAACGAACGTGCTGAACTCCTCAATGGTCGCCTTGCTATGCTTGGCTTCGTGGCTGCTATTGGCGCTTATATCGTAACTGGTCAAATCATTCCTGGAGTATTCTAATGGCTTGTGGTAAGAAAGGGCATAAAGGTGGCGGCAGCAAAAAGTAAGGCTGTCAGCCTAAAGATTGGTAAACATAAATCTCGTACTGGTGGACTCACAAAAGCTGGTCGAGAGAAATACAATAGAGAGACAGGCTCTAATCTAAAGGCTCCACAGCCTGAAGGTGGCCCTCGTAAGCGTTCCTTCTGTGCTAGGATGTCTGGTGTAGAAGGACCTATGAAAGATGAGAAGGGTAGACCTACTCGTAAAGCACTAGCCCTTCGTAAATGGAAATGCTAAATGGCTAAACCTGGACTCTACGCAAACATCCATGCTAAGCGTATGCGTATCGCTGCTGGCAGTGATGAGAAGATGCGGAAACCTGGTGCTAAAGGAGCACCCACTGCAGCTCAATTCAAGCGTGCTGCTAAAACTGCTAAGAAAAAGTAATCCTTAAGTATTGGCAGATCCGCTAATACTGCGCGTGTGTTGGCGGATTAGGAGGAGTAATCAATATTAAAGTTCTTCGCTTTATTATTATGATTCCTATCCTAACAACTCTCTCTGTAATTAGCTCGTGGTACGGACCAGGTTTTGATGGTCGCCTTACCGCTAGCGGAGAAAGATACAATCAACAAGCCCTTACTGCAGCGCACAAGACACTCCCGTTCGGAACACGCCTTCGTGTATGTTTCAAGCGGTGTGCCATTGTGAGGGTAACAGATCGTGGTCCGTTCATTTACGAGCGATCACTCGATCTCAGTAAAGGTGCGGCTGATGCAATCGGTCTCACTAGAGCAGGGGTTGGGAGGGTACAAGTAACTCGACTTAATTGACACTTGGGCTCTAACAATTACCATCTACAAAAGAAGAAAGAATACGATGCCAGAAAAAGGAAGTTTGTCAACTTCTATAAAATGGAACAGGGGTGTGAATTATGTGGTTACAATGAGCATCCCGCAGCTTTAACTTTTGACCACATAGACCCGTCTACTAAAGTATTCAACGTTTCAGATTACGGGCAACGTAGCTGGGAAGCAATCATTAAAGAGATTGCCAAATGTAGGGTCTTATGTGCCAACTGTCACAACATTCATTCTTCTAATAATTATGACAACGGCATCGTTGCAACCCCAGTCTCGGCAAAAGTCCGAGAACTTGTGGGAAACATACTTAGGATGGATTACATCCACTAACAACCGTCTTTATATTGGCCACTTCGGGGTGATTATGATCCCTTGCTTGTTGGCCGCAGCTATCTGCTTTATTATTGCGTTCATCGCAGCACCCCCTACGGATATTGACGGTATCCGTGAACCAGTATCTGGAAGTCTTCTCTATGGAAACAACATCATATCGGGAGCCGTCGTTCCGAGCAGCAATGCCATCGGACTACACTTCTACCCAATTTGGGAAGCTAATTCACTTGATGAATGGCTCTACAACGGCGGCAGTTTCCAACTCATTATCTTCCACTTCCTCATTGGCATCTATGCTTACATGGGACGGGAGTGGGAACTTAGCTATCGACTAGGAATGAGGCCCTGGATTTGTGTCGCATACTCAGCTCCCGTTGCAGCAGCATCTGCAGTTTTCCTCATCTACCCGTTTGGCCAAGGTTCTTTTAGCGACGCGATGCCTTTGGGTATTTCAGGGACCTTCAACTATATGTTGGTGTTCCAAGCCGAACATAACATTCTCATGCACCCCTTCCACATGTTGGGTGTCGCTGGGGTTTTCGGTGGGTCGCTATTCAGTGCTATGCACGGTTCGCTTGTTACGTCCTCGCTTGTGCGTGAGACTACTGAAACGGAAAGCCAAAACTATGGTTACAAGTTTGGACAAGAAGAAGAGACCTACAACATTGTAGCCGCTCATGGCTACTTTGGACGACTTATCTTCCAATATGCATCTTTCAATAATAGCCGTAGTCTTCACTTCTTCCTTGCTGCTTGGCCTGTTGTTGGTATTTGGTTTGCTGCTTTGGGCGTTTCGACCATGGCTTTCAATCTTAATGGTTTCAACTTTAACCAATCTCTTCTCTCGTCTGACGGGAAAGTGATCAACACTTGGGCTGATATCCTTAACCGAGCTGGTCTTGGTTTTGAAGTGATGCATGAACGTAATGCTCACAACTTCCCACTTGACTTAGCTACATACACTGCACCTATCATTGGTTAATCATGGCTGCTGCTACTCCTTTTGATCCGAAGAACTCTTCGGTATCCGCTGTTCAATATGTCACTGCTACCGCTAATTCCCCTGCGTTTGCTACGGCATATGGTGAGGCTAACCAAACCCTCACTGAGATGAGCCCTAAGGGCACTAAGGTACAAGCTGGTACGCTTGCTGCCTGGACTTAATTGGATTGGAGGCACCTCAGAGTAGGACCTCCTTTTCTTTGGCTTAGGCCGGTTACGACCGATACCCTTTGCCATGACAGTCGGAGAGACGACAACAAAAATGACTATAAAATTTTCTAGGATCCTAGAGAGACAACGCAAACAACTCTCTCTTAACTATTGTGGCTAACACTCTTGTAACTCCTGTAGGTCGGATTAATAATACTAGTTCGACCCCTCTTGCTCTTGGTACTGCTTATGATACCAAGTACGCAACCTATCTGAAACTGTTCTCTGGCGAGATGTTCAAAGCCTATGAAGGCGCGACGATCGC